GGTTGGAGCTGGTGCTCTAGGAGTTTGAGCTGGTGGTGTAAAGGTTGGTGTTGGTGGATTAAAGGTTGGAGCTGGTGCTCTAGGAGTTTGAGCTGGTGGTGTAAAGGTTGGTGTTGGTGGATTAAAAGTTGGTGCTGGTGGATTAAATGTTGGAGTTGGTGGATTAAATGTTGGTGCTGATGGTGGAAAAAATGGAGTATTTGATGGAGTATTTCTACTAGCAGGTGAATTAATATTAGACATTTCTTTATACATTATAAAAAGAAAAATCTATAGCTTTTTAAAATTCAATATCTGGCTTTGCATTTAGAATTATTTTGTGAAAAGTTTTCTATATTACGTTCTTTTTTAGATTTAAAATCATAAACGTTTGATGTAAAACCATTTGTTGGTGATATAGTACATTGATATCCTGAACCACCCCATGGAAGGTCTACATTTTTTGGTGCTATATTAAATGGACATGTCATTGGATTAGAACCACCTGCACATGTATAAATTAAAGTTCCGTCAAGACTTAATGTAGGTGAAATTACTGCATTATATCCAACTGGACATGGATTAGTATCCTTTAGTGTAGTATTACCTACTTTACATTGAACATAACCAGTACTAACAAGAGTTAAATAGTTATTAATACGTGAGTCTCCTGAAGTTGCACATATATTATCAGTTGATGGTAAGCTAGGTATTGGGCTTCCAATAATAGTTCCTGTAGAATCATAACAAGATAATGTATTTGTTCCTGTTGATAATTTAGTTTGTTTAGATACTTTTGTACCTACTGGACAAGATGGTAGCGTTGATGCAGGTGATGATGTGGACGGTGATGATGCTGGTGATGATGATAGTGATGATGCTGGTGATGATGATAGTGATGATGCTGGTGATGATGATGGTGATGATGATGATGGAGGTGAAAATGTAAATGGATTTGATGATGTTGATGATGATGATATGGATGGTGATGATGTGGATGGTGATGATGTGGATGGTGATGGTGATAGTAATGATGATGGTGATAATGTGGATGGTGATGATGTGGATGGTGATAATGTGGATGGTGATGATGTGGATGGTAATCTATACTGTGATGATACTGGCGATGATGATACTGGAGATGATGATACTGGTGATGATGATGTTAATGAATTTGTAGGGCAATCTGGACATTTTGGACAAGATGGAGCTGCTCCCATTTCTTATATATTATATATAAAGATATATTTTAATATCTAATTTTACATTTATTAGATTTAGTTTTGAAATCATAAACTTTTGATGTAAAACCTAAACTAACATGAGGTTCTATTGGCTGGCAAATATTATTACCATAATCATCTGGTACAGATTCATATTTACCAGGACAATTACCTTTATCCTTTGCTATATAACTATCAATACCTGCACATGTTAGCATATCGTCTATTGGATCTATTACATATTTATATCCTGTTGGACATACAATTTCATTACCTTGGTATATCGAACATCCTGGAACATTATTTTGAAGTATAATTGAAACGCCTTTACCATGTGAAACTGAATCTGGGCATTTAAAACCAACATATTCACATGCACCAATACTATTTTTTCTATAATTATTTGGACATAATCCATAATTACGAATACCTTCACTATCTACTGCATTTACTAATCCTGATGTTATTTGACATCCATCTTTTTCAGTTAAAGTCTTACCACTTGGACATACTATCGCTGGTTCTCCTGGTACTGCACATCCAATTGTTCCATGTTCATCTGGTTTTACTGAAAATCCTGTTGGACATGTAATTGGTTGACAACTATTTGTTACACCATCACTATTACCCATTGCAGTTTGACCATTTGGACAAATATTAAATGGTTGCGTTGGAGCAGACATTTCTTTATACATTATATAAAGAAAAATCTAAAGTTTAATATCTGGCTTTGCATTTGCCATTTGTATTTTGAGAAAAGTCTTCAACGTTACGACCTTTTCTGGATTTAAATTCATAGACATGTGATGTGAAACCAGATGCATTTTGACCATTAGGTAAACATCTTACATTAGTAGTATCGCTATCATATTGTACACTATAACCATCTCCACATGAAAGAGTATGTGTATTTGTTATAGTTGATACTATATGAGGAATTCCTGTATTATTATATGGTAAAAATGGTACTGACACAGAATTAGCTGTATTAGCTGTATTAGCTGTATTAGCTGTATTAGCTGTATTAGCTGTATTAGCTGTATTAGCTGTATTAGCTGTATTAGCTTGTGCTAATATTGGTAGTGTCATAGTATTAGCTTGTGCTGAATTAGCTTGTGCTGATATTGGTACTGAACCTGTTGCAACACCAGCTGTAGACATTTTATGTATATACTATATATAAAGAAAATATATTATTTAAAGAAAAATTATTTGACAATCTAATATATTTTTTACAGTTATAATTTCTATATTGTCTACAATTTCAGGATATTTTGTTTTAATTTCTTCTATATCATCTGAATTTTCTTCTGAAATTAAGACTTTTTTAATTCCCGCTAATTTAGCTCCCTGTAGTTTACTAATTAATCCTCCTATCTTAGTAATCTTACCTGTTAATTCTATCTCTCCTGTTATACCAATTTCATTACTAATCTTTTGATTTAATAATATACTAATAAATGCTAATGTAAACGCAGCACCTGCACTTGGACCATCCTTTGGTGTTGCCCCACATGGTGCATGAATATGAAATCCTGATGTAAAATTTTCTAATATTTTACTAATATCATGACCTTTATCTTTAATATAATTTAATGCAGCAGTGTAAGCACATTGAATACTTTCTTTCATTACATCACCTAATGACCCTGTTAATTTTAATTGGAATGTTTTCTCTCCATATAATTGCATTACTTGAATTGGAACTATACCACCACGACCACTTACTGTAGCATATAATCCATTAATCATACCAATCTTTGGTTCTTCATGAATCTTTTCTGTTTTATATGATTTTTCATCAATATATTTTTTAAATGAATCCCAATTAATTTCTAATAAATTATCATTAATCTTACCAACTAATACTTCTTTATTAATTTTCATCATTATTAATTCTAATTTATGTTTAATATCACGCACACCTGCTTCATTTGTATATTCTAAAATACCCTTCTTAATTACTTCATCTGCTATTTTAATTGTCTTCTTTAATCCAACTTCACTTATTATTTCTGGTAATACATAATCTTTAATAATATTTAACTTATCTTTGATTGTATACGGTTTTACTTCTATTTCTACAAATCTATCTAATAAAATTGGATCTATTAAAGATGAATCATTATATGATGCCATAAAAATACAATTTTGTAATGGAAAATCGACACCTTGAAAAAATCTATCTTGAAAACAATGATTCATATTTTGATCTGTTAAATGAATTATAATACTCGATATTTCATTAATACCATGTTTTACATTACATTTATCTAATTCATCAAAATATATTATACATCTCCCTTTTCCTATTTCTGATAATTTTCTAACAACCATACCTGGTTGTGCTCCTGCATACGTATATCCATGTCCATGTAATAATTCACCATCATTTTGACCACCTAATGTAATTTGAATAAATGGTAAATCTAATGCTGCACTCACACTTTTAGCTAATAATGTTTTACCTACACCTGGTGGTCCTACTAATCCAATTGAATAACCTTGACCCGATGGATTTGTTATCCATCTTGCTATTTGTAAAACAAATTGTTCTTTTGCTTTTTCATGACCATATACCTTCTTATTTAATTTATCTTCTATTTCATCAAATAATACAGATGGTGATTTATCTAATATTTTTTTCTTAAAAAAATCTGTTTCTTCTTGTGATATCCATGGAAATTTAATTAATGTTTTTACAAATAATAATTGTTTATGATAATCATTGTTATTATTTTTCATTTCAGAAACTTTTTCCATTGCAAGTAATTTAACTTTATCTGGCATTGTTGGATGTGTTAATATTTGTTTTCTATAATCACTATCATCATTAGATATATCTTTAATTATAACCATAAATTTTCTAATTTTACATTGAGATATATAACTTAAATAACTAATAATTACTTCTGATAAACTTACATCATTATATTTTTTATCTTTTGCTAATGAACATAAAAATCCTGCTAATTGATAATTTTCTTCCTCACCAGCTAACAATATTTTAATTGTATTATAAAATTCACTAATATTATTCTTATTTACTGTATCTTTAAAAATATTTTGTGGATTTTTTATTTTAATAATATTATATTTATTTATATTTCCATTTATTAATTCTTTTAATTTTTCAGGTGAATATACTATAATTTCACCTAATGATAATCCTCTCATCATATTTTTTGCTAATTCTCCATCAATTAATGTTTCCAAATATTTTCTTTTAACAAATAATTGATTAAATACAATTATGCTACTTCTCATAAATAATGAAATTTCATCTACAATAAAAATACCTTTTAATACCAAATAATTTTCAAAATAATTTGAATCCTTTTTTAAATGCAATTCAAATGTTGGTATAAAAATATTCTCAATTGCACATTCCTTAAAAAATATATTATTCGTATACAAGTCAAAATTATTCGCCTTTTTATCATTATTTGAAACTATTGATAATGTTTCTGAATTTCTTATTTCTACTTCATGATATCTTAATGGAATAAATAAATAATTATAATTATCTATTAATATTCTTGATTTATTATCCAATATTTTTGCATCATAATCATCTTTCATCATCATTTGAATTGCTATTTTAATATTTGGAAATCCTATATTAGATGCAACCTTTTTAATATTATACTTAATATCTGATAATGGATGCCAAAATGAATCATAAAATATTTCATGACTATCAATAATTTCTGGAATTAATCTCATTTTACTTGCATATATTATAATTTCATTCAACTCCATTTCTAATATTTCATGTGTAATTTCATTATTTTTTTCACAAAAATTAATTATTTTATCATTATAATAATCATTTAATAATTTATGAATATCTGTCAATTCATTTAAATAAATTGATTTTTCATATGTATTAATTACATGATAATAAAATATTTTATGAATATGTTCTCTAAAACTATGTATTATCTTGATATATTTATCATATTCATTCTTCAATATATAAATTTTTAATTCTCTAATTCTCATAATTAATTTTAGGAAATATTTATAAATTATAACCTAATATCTGATTAATTTCAGAAAACATTTCTTCACAATTAATATTATCTGCTTCTATAATTGCTTCTGATAATTCTAATACTCTGTTATTCTGCTCTTCTGTTAACTTATATTTATCCATATTTTCAAGAATCGTTTCAATCTTTTTATTCCAATCTACTTTGGTGTTTTCTAATTCATAATTAGATAAATAATCACTAAATTCATTATTTATTAGTTCAACTATTTTTTTCATATCTATAATATTTTCTTCCATATGACGTAAATTATTCTCCTTTTTCATATCCCCAAATAATCTTGGAAAATTTTCTTTATATACTTCTACTTTTTCATCTAATGTATTAAATAAATTTAGTCTTTTTTCTTTTACTTCTGGATCTATATTAAGATATATATTTTCAGTAAGTTGAAATAAAATTTGTGATTTCATACCATTAAACATATTATTTAATAATTCAAACTCTTCTTCAAATAATTCATTTGGCATAATTGTTGAATATCTAGAAATATCATTATCTCTGGTTGTTTTAATTTGTAATACTTCTTGATTACTACCATCTTTTGCAGTAATCTTTAAAATACCATCTGGATTAATTTCTGCTGATACATAAATCTTAGGTGTACATCTTGGTCTTGGTTCTATCATTACTTTAAATACACCTAATAACATATTATCTTTTACATAATGATGTTCACCTTGATATACTTTAACTTCAATATATTCTTGGTCATCTTCTTGTGTAGTAAAAAATGATTCTTTCTTAGCTGGAATAATACTATTCTTCTCAATTAATTTTGCATATTTTCCATCTTCTACTTCTATACCTACTGATAATGGTAATCTATCAATTAATACTACATTATTTGTATTTGATATTAATGAATTACCATAAATAGTTGCACCAAATGAAACTGCTGTATCTGGATCAATCATAAATTTTAAATCTCTTTGAAAATAATTTTCAACTACTTGACGAATAAATGGATTCTTTGTTGAACCTCCAACTAATAAAATTTGTGTTACTTCTTTTTTAGTAGTAGCACCATCAGTAAGAATTTTATCAAATAAACTTGTAATCTTAGTATAATACTCTGTTTCCAACATTTTAAAATAATCTTTTTGCAAAATTTCAGGAATATCACCAGAAGATAATTTAATTTTTGATTCTTCCGGATTGGTTAACGATGGAATATTTTTACGTAATAAATCCGTGATGTCTTCTCCACCAAATTTTACATCACCCATTAAACTAATTACTTCATAAAAATTATTTGTATTTTCATCATTAGAATTAGTAGGAGCATCTGTAATTTTTCTCATTAATGTTAAATCAGTTGTTCCTGCACCCATATCAAATACTAATACAACTTCTTCTGCTGTATGATAAAAATATCCATATGCAATACCTGCTGCAGTTGGCTCAGCTAATAATCTAATTAATGGTAATCCAGCACCTAAAACTGCACGTTTAGTAATATCTTTATCTGCTTCTGAAAAATATGCAGGAACTGTTACAACTACTTTGTATTCACTATCTAAATCATTTTCTAATAAATATGTCTCTAATTTATTCTTAATCTGTGTTAAAAATTCTTGATACAATGATAATAATTTTGGACTATTCGCTAATCTTCTTTTTAAATTTCTATGATAATTTCCTGTTGCTAATGCATCATTACCTATTTTAACTTTATCATCTTCTATTGAAATTACACTAGGAATTGGTTTATCTATTACATGTAATGTTCCGTCATAATAAGATAAAACTGTATTGTTTGTTCCTAAATCAATACCAACTAATATCATATAAACAATAAATAGCTATCGTTTATATAAATTTTAAATTATTTGTTCTAACTAATATATTCTTCGATGTATTTTGTTTGTTTTATTTTAGATGTATAAAATGATTGTAATACTTCAGGCTGGAATGTATTCACTACTAAATCTAATAACATATCCAATATTTTTGATTCTATCTTAAATTCATTATATAATTTATCTATACCTGCTTTAATATCAAATGTAGTTTCATCTGGTGATGACGAATCTGTTTTCTTATCTGGTACTTCTTGTTTTAATAACATTTTTACTTTTCTTGATAAAACAACTTTTTCTAATTGATTATAATTATTAATTGATTTAGCCAATGTTTCTATTATTTCACTTCTCTTCTGAAAAACACTTTTAATTAACTTCTCTTTACTCTTTACAATATATCTATCTTCTATAACATCAAATAATTTTATTTTGAAATCAATACATATTTTTATAAACTTTTTAAATGCTCTATGGTGTTTTAAATTTTCCTTTATATAGTTTAGTTTTGGAGTGTTATCCGACTCTTCGAATAACAGTGTTAATTCTTTATCCAATTTATCCATTATTAATTCAATTAATAAGTATCTAGATTTTATTTTATAACAATAAATCTATACAGATTTATATCAGTCGCTTTAAGCTCCTTCAGCTCACTTTGTTCGCCGTAAATGATTTCCGTAACTGTGAGTGAAACGAACCGAGCGTAGCGAGATGAACGTAGTGAATTGCTATAGTTTCTTAATAAAATCTAATACATCATTTAATTGTAATTTCTCTCTTAATAAATTATCATTCTTATTTACTTCGAATTTTTTAAATGAACTCTTCATATCTGTATGATTTTCTTGAACATCACTGGTTTTTGCTGTTTTAATTTCCAATTTCTTTTTAATCTTCTTTTCCGCCATCTCTTTTAGAATTCTCTCTTGTTCTTCTTTTTGTTTTTCTCTTTCCCTTACTGCTTCTTCCATCTTGTTTTTAATAATATCAAAATCTACTGGGTCTACCTTTAATTGTAAATCTTCTGGTTTAGTTACATTTTCTGGAAAGTCATTTGTAATTCCCTTGTAAACTTGCTTGGTAAATTCAAAATTAATATTATCTCTATCTCTTGAAACTTGTTCAAATTTGCGGTTGACGTCTGGGTTGTATTTTTCTTTATTCATACTCATATTATTTATTCTTATCTTAAGTTAAGAATAAAATATGTCGACATTTGACGAAAATACTTATAAACGTTTAAAAGTTATAAAAAAAATAGATCTGTCATTTTCTGATACTATTTTAGAATATTTAGAAAAATTACCACCTATAAGATTTAAAAATCAACCTTATTCTTTTAAAATTCAACATGCACCTACTGATGCATTAGACGATTCTAGATTTTCTAGATTTCCTTCCATTTTAAATGCTGTTAAATTATTAACGACTAAATATACATTAGATATACCACCTCATAAAATTATTATCTACGGTAATTCAAAGCCAGACGGCAATAACGGTAATTCAAAACGTGATTTAGCATTATCACCAAACGGCAATAACGGTACTAATGTTTCTAATAAATATATTAATCATGTTGCTAATATAGTTCGTTGGTGGGCTACTATTATGCCTGGAAAATATCTTGTTACTTTATACTTAACTGATATTAAAAAAAGATTACCACCTGTTTATCCTAATAAACCTAAAATTTTATCTGAAGAATATTCTAATTCTGGTTTTACATTTGTAGCTGAACCTCGTGATATCCATATATTTCGTAAAGAAGAATCTCTTAAAGTTCTCATCCACGAATTAATCCATTCTTCCCAATTTGATTTTGATAATAAATTTTTACATCCATTACCTCTTAAAATAAAAGATGATAATATTACCAATGAAGGTATCACTGAATATTTAGCTATCATATTCTATTATTGGTATATTGCTAATTACACTCAACACGTCTTTTATCCTAATACTAGTGCAAATGAATTATTCTTAAACTATTTGGGCAATGATCTTGGATGGCAAGAATATCAAATGAATAAAATATTAAATTATTTTAATATGAAACCTACTGATTTATTAATCGAAAATAACTTCAGACAAAAAACAAGTATTATATCTTATTTCTTTTTTAAAAATTATTTGTTTAACGAAAATTCACTACCAATTATATTATCACGAAATTATGATGATATAAATAGCTTGATTGATGGTATGTCTGATTTTATTAAATCTTATAAAACAAATGCTGTTCCTCATTCATCTTTATCCATGAGAATGAGTTTGTATGAATTAAATTATTAAATTATTAATTTTTTTTATTTAAATTAATAGTTAATTATTTATTATTATTTATTTTTTTTATTATTTATTTAAGCAGTTGTGGTAGCAGCCTTGCCCTTTGCTGGTGCCTTTTTGGCAGCAGTAGATGGAGCAGGAGCTGGTGCAGCAGCAGCTGGTGCATCACCGGCAACTTCCTTGGCATTCTTGTAAATTACAGCGAGATTAGAGTTAATAGAGCTGAAATCAAGTGTTGCATCTTTACCGAGTGAAAAGAGCTTACGGAGTTTTTCATCAGGAATGATTACTTTACGGTCAAAGCCAGTTTCACGAGAAGGATCAGGCTTGTATAATGATTTAGATTTTACATAATCATATATAGCACCACTGAGTTCAGTGCGACGCATTAAACCAGATTCAGGAATGGCTACACCAACATCCTTAAGGAAGGCAACAGCTTCAACTGGAAGTGCAACAGGCTTGAGGATGCCACTGTCAACAGCTACACGACGAGGCTTCTTCTTTTGGCTTTGTGCACGCATTGCTTGGTTATGTGCACGACGGAGTTGCACTTGCATGCCACCGAGAGCGAGCATACCTTGACGGACATTCTTGTATTGTTCATTAAATTGTTCCATTAATTCATCAAATGTGACTTTCTTATCTTCATTATCACTTTCATTTTCTACTACTTCGGGCTTGGTTTCAACGACAACAGGCTCGGGTTTAGGTTCATCTTTAACTACTTCTTTCTTGGCTACTTTAGTGGCTTTGGTGGAAGACATTTTTAATTATATAATATATATCGTTAGTTGTCTTTAAGTAATTTTATTCGTAAAAACTTTACTTGTCAATTTTTTTATTTTATAGAAAAAAGGACTTAAAACAATAGCATTCAATTATTTATATATGGAAAGAATTATTAATACTGAAACCGATAGCGACACTAGACTTCGTCATGAAACCAATAACAAATTTATTCTTGATAGTTTAAATGATTTTAAAATAGAAGGAAAAAGTGCCTTATTATTAAAATCATTACAAGCTTATTTTACTGAAGAAAAATTCAAAAAAGTCATTCCACTAATTACAGGCACATCTCGTATTTCATTAAGAGTAATTGATTGGTTTGTAACTAATTATTCTAAAAAAAATCAAATTATCTATAAAATTAAAGAAAACAATGAGGAATGTTATATAAATATTCATACTCATTACCGTAGTCAATTGAACGCTTATGGTAAAAAATATATCGATCCATTCTGTAGAGGTACTGAAAGAATTTTATTCAAAGTATCTGATACGCAATGTGTGACATCTAATATCAGTCAATTGAATTTTTTTAAATGGGCATTGCAATATAACGTTCTTGATTATATTGATAAAAATTACAATATTATTGTTAAAGATATGACTGAAACAATAAATAGTACACCTGCTTCTAATAAAAGAAGAATTTTTTCATCTAATACAGTTAAGTCTTTTAAAAAATATGATGACGGTATTAGCATAGATATTCATTCATCTGAATCTTCTGATAAAAATGATAATGTTTATAAATCACCCTAATTATTTAGATTCATATTTTATTTCTTCATCATTTAATTCATCATTTGTCGAATTGCATGTTGCAGTTGATGTTGTTGATTCTGTATCAGAATCGGAATCAATAATTACTTTTTCTTCTATAAATTCTAAATTATAACTATTTCTCTCTTCTATTATTTCTGGTTTAATATAAATTCCAAAAGTAGTAACATTATTTTCTGTATTTACCCATATTGCATATATCTGAATAATCATTCTAACTTTTTTACCAACTGATAATTCTTTTATACTTATTTCTTCATGATTTCTCTTAATAATTGTACCATTTGTTACCTTAATTTTAATCATCCCTTCTTCACATTTATCTATATCTTCTGTATGTCCCATTGTAGAAGTAACATCTGTATTCACTTCCTTAATTATTGGACTAAACTTTACAGATTTACGATTCTTAAACCAAACTGATTTATTCTCATTTGCATCTGATAATATTTTATTCTGTAAATTTAAAATAAATTGCCTAAATGTTAAACATGAAAAACCACCTAATGGTAATAATAATTCATAATAATTACTTTTTTTAGTAACACCAAATACATTCGTTAATTCCGGTGTTTGTATGTATATTGGTTTACCCCTTTTGCCATCATACATTTTAATAGTTAATTTATCATTTTCTGATGTTCCTGATGATGGAATTTTAGATGAAGTTGTACGTTCTATATCATCATATATTAAATTTTCTAAATTATACTGATGTGGTAAGTACTGCCTGGACTGCATTTAAAATATTTATTAATAATATTTTAAATCATAAATTAATTAATTATTTTTACATAAGATTAAGTTTAAGCTGTTGCCTTCTTACGAGAAACTGCCTTAGTAGCAGTTACTTTGACAGCAGTAGAAGAACCTTTCTTTGCAGGCTTAATTTCTTCTTCCTCTTCTTCCTCTTCTTCTACATCTTCAATTACTTTTTCTTCTGGAACATCATCATCTTCATCAGGTTCAATATTAAGATCCATTTCAGATACTTTTTCTACAACATCATCATCAAATTGAGATTTTGCAAATAAATTCTTACTAATCATAGTATTAACATCTTCACGCATTTCAATTTGCATTTGTTCTACTTTAAATGTTGCACCATATTTACCAGGTGTCTTCTTTTGACGCCATACCTTGCTGAGGCTGACAATCATACGATAACGGAATTGACCACGGCGAAATTTATCTTCAAAATCTTTTGGTGTCTTAATAACCATTTCTTCATCTACACCATCCTTACGAAGAAAGAATTTAGTAGACATAGAATTTGTAGGAATTTCAGTACGAAAATTAAAACGAATGTATGTCATTGTTTCTCCTTCCTTATTAGTTGTTTCACCAATAAGATTTTCGAGTTCAAATTTCTTTTCATCTTTCTTACCTACAATAGATGCTTTATCCTTAATAAGTTTTTCTTGGAATTCTTGAACTTTCTTAAAAATCTTTTGTTCATCTGGATTATCTCCAAGATAACAACGCCATTTAGCACGTTCGCTATCATCCTTAAATAATTCATTACCTTCCTTGTCCTTAGATGGAGGAAAACCACCAATATTAAAATCAAGAAGTGGTGTCTTAAGATATAACATAGTTAATTGACCATCTGCATGTTCATATTTAGGTAGCGATAATAGTTGATATTTAGAATATTCATTTTCTTTACATTCCTCAATTTTGAGGCGAGAAAAATCAACATCTTCAAAAGGAATAATTACACGTGAAGTTTTTGCTTGAGACATTTTTTAATTTATATTATAGTTATTATTATTTGTATATCTTTAAACTATAAATATATCAATTTTATTAATTATCAATTTTATATAATTTATCAATTTTTAAATAAACACTATATTGTAATGGTATTAGTAGTTAATACTCTCCATCGAGGATTGCTGTAATTAAACCCTATCATTGATACTTGATTTTCATCAATATTATTTTTATTATCAACTTTATCAATTACTATATCATATTTATACCTATGTATTATATTTCTTAAGATATATTTTATTTCTCTCTTAGAATACATATGATCACTTTTATATCCTACTAAATTATTCTTAACTTTATTTGCTAGTGGATTATATTTAAATTGATAACATCTTGTATAACTTGACGGATATTTATTACCACTATTATTCATATGTAATTCAACTATAGCATCTGTAAGAACATTAATTGGATAATTAATATTAATATTTAATCCCAATGCTTCAATAATATTTTTATATCTTTCATTTTCTACTACAACTATATCTTCATTCTCTTCATTAATATCTATAATCTTAATTGTATCTTCTGGATATTCTATTGGAAATTCAACATCATTAATAATATTTACATTATTAATAATACTATTTGTGAAAATATTAATATTTGATTCCTCACTCATCTTATTTAATTTATTATTATTTATAAATTAAATGAAATTATTTCAACTTTTCTATACTACATAGATATCAGAATCTTTATTAATTAAATCATCTATTAACATATTCTCTTCTAATTTAACTACATTGTCTACCATACTTAATCCCTTCTCAATATTCGAAACATTAAATTCTGTATTCTCTAATATATCATTATCCATCATTAAATTACAATATCCAGTACCTCCATTAATCATACGACCAATGATAATACGTGATGATACTGATTTTAATTTATCTGTTTCATTAAATGCTGCTGCATTAATAAATTGTTCCATTGTTCTTTCAAATGATGCACGTGATAATGGGTCAGTATCTTGACGATTAATACCATTTCTGTCTACTGAAATTAATGAACCACTATGCGTCATAATATCAACTAACAAACTAATATGATGAATATTTACATTGTTAATTAATTCACTAATTTCATTTATAATCGCATTTCTTACTGCTTCTATTCCATAATTGGCATAAATAGAATACATATCATTTGTAAGTGTTCTTACATGATCAATTCCAAGAATACCACGAATACCTGACATGTTAATACCTTCTGTTTGTAATATATATTGTTCTTTATTCTCAATATCACCATTCTCTAAAAATTCTACTTGAGATTGTGTCATTACATCAATACTAGTAATACCTTCTAATCCTTTCAAGTTGAAATCATGTAAAATATAATCTTGTAATTCAATAATCTTATTCAAATCATAATTATTCAAGTCAAATCTAATATGAATTACTGGATTTGCTTCATTCTCATTACTTGTTAAGATTGCACAATTTACAACTCTATTAAAAATATCTTTTTCTGATTTACTAATTGTCTTTGTATTATTAATCTTATCTCTCCAGAATTTTACAAAGTTAATCTTAATATCAAATAATTTTAATTTCTTAGCATACAACATTTCACGATTAATTCTAAATCTAAACATCCACGGTAATTTCTTTAGTTCTAATTTAACATCATAAATTTGCATTGCTGTTTTAGGATCTATCTTATCTGTTTTCAAAAATCCATTATTCACATCCGGATCATATCCAATATCTCCTTTTAATACAATA